AGGGCAAATATGGCCTAATTGGCCCTATTTCGCTTATGTCGGCTAAGAAAACCAACAACATTGTCGAGTTTCTTGAAGGTCAAGTAGACGAACTGATGGAAATGCGGTATAAAGTCGTCGATAAGGATTGCACCCCAATCCAAAACATTATCGACGAAATTTTTGGCCTGTATTACAGCACGCTGTATAAACTGAAATTTCTCGCATAAGGACGCGCTATGGAACTGTTAAACCCACTAAGCAAAGCTGATTATCCTGCGTACAGCGTAGCCTACACTGGCACCGCTGGTAACACGTCCGCATGGGCGCCCGGCGCGCAGGGCGTAGTCGTTTGGTCTGACCAAGCCTGCTACGTCGAAGTCGGCGTTGGCGCGGTCGCTACGACAGCCAGCACACCAATCCCACCGTTTACACCAATTCCTTTCGTGTTGCCAACCAACACCACTGGCGCACCTTGGCGCGTAAGCGCAATTCAAGTGTCAACAGGCGGTACGGTATACGCCAAGCCGATCAACCGGAACTAATATATGGGTTTCGGGGGCGCCCTTCGTAACGGTATTGCGCTCGGTTTGGGCAGCATTATCTCGTTTTTTTCGGGTTATGGCCCGGATCAAGCGCAAGGCAACCTTGAAACTGAAAACGGAGACAACCTCGTCCAAGAGGACGGCGGATTGTTGCTGCTGGAGTAATTAGATGTCAGTAACCCCCTCACCCATCGGCGGTTTTGCAGCACAATTTTTTGACAATAACGGTGTTATTTTGTCAGGCGGCAAGATTTACACTTATGCTGCCGGCACAACTACGCCGCAAGCGACATACACCAGCGCGTCTGGCGTTACGCCGCACGCAAACCCCATCATTCTGGACAGCGCGGGCCGCGTACCGGGCGGTGAGATTTGGCTGACTGACGGTCTGGTTTACAAGTTTGTCATCGAAACAGCGACAGGCAGCTTGCTTGGCACTTACGACAATATTACAGGTGTCAACTCCAACTTCGTAAACTACACAGTTCAGGAAGAAGTCATCACGGCCACAGCCGGTCAGACTGTGTTTAACCTATCGACGATCAACTACACGCCCGGCACGAACTCGCTGACGGTCTACATCGACGGTGTGAACCAGTATGTCGGCGACAGCTATTTGGAAACAGACAGTGACACCGTGACGTTTACGTCTGGCGTACACGTCGGCGGCGAAGTCAAGTTCACCACCGCGATCCAGACCACCACAGGTGCTGTAGACGCGTCCATTGTCAGTTATGATCCCCCGTTCACCGGTGGCGTAGCTACAAACGTCGAAGACAAGCTAGCCCAATATGTTTCGGTCAAGGACTTCGGCGCTGTTGGCGATGGCGTGGCTGATGATACGGCGGCTATTCAAGCGGCAGTAGACACAGGTAAGCGCGTCTATGTACCTTTCGGCACTTACAAGTGCAACGTGCAGATCAACAATAAGACCATTATTGAAGGCGATGGATCGTTAGCGTCTATCTTAAAACCCTTCAATAACAGCATTGCTGTTTTAACGTATACGTTCACGGCGCAGCAAAATCCGATTTACAGGTTTTGGGATTACCATAGTGAAATTCGCAACCTTGGATTTTTCTCCAACGCAACTCTACCCGCAAAGAGCGGCGTTGCATTTGCGTTCGGCAATGCAGACCCGTTTAGTTATGTGGCAAACGATGAATTTGCAAACAACGTAAAGTTTTACGGTTGCTATTTTGAAGGCTTTGACAAGGCAATTTCATTCACGTTTGGCAACATCGGAACTGAAATTTATTCGTGCGGGTTCACCAGCAACAAATACGCAATCTACACCCTAAACAATAAATTTGGTTCCCCTATGCACTGCGGGAATAAATATATTTTTGGCGGTGAATTTCACGATAATGATTGCGCTATTTACGCCAACAACGATCCGCAAGCTATTGTAGCTAACGGCACAATTTTTGAGTTTAACCAAGTTGCCTATTACGGATTTACCGTCGGCGCTGATTTAGTAACACCTGTTGCGTTTAACGACTGTTGGTTTGAAGGTAACGGCGTTTCAAATACTGGTAACGCATCGCCGACGGTTGTTTTAGATACTTGGGTAGGAACAACATTAACTCAGAACACGTTTTTCCGCCACAGCGTATACACACAAGGCGATGGGGCCAGAATTGAATTTAACCGTTCATTTTTTACTGACGCTTTTATCGACTCCACAAACACTCGCATTAACGTAAATGATTGCCGAGTTGAGTCTTTAAATGCTGCTGGCGGCGGGGAATGCACTGTGGTGTATCCTGTTTCTTCAGCTATTGTAATGACAAACCCGTTAACTACGGGTGGGGTTCCTCGGTCAGATGGCTGCATTGTAAATGGCCGCCCATCATTCTTAAGAACCACTATAGGTAGCGCACCTACAGACTCGTCAAGCAGATGGGCAATCACTGATGCGCGGAATGCAAAAACATCTGATTACGGCGCAGCCGTTGCGTCCAACATAAACTTTGAAAACGCTGTAACTACAGGCGCGGGTGCTTTTACCCTTGTCGGAAATGTTGTCCAAGACGGGCAAATATTCCAGCTATGTAACGAGTTTACAAGGGCGGCATTTTCTTCGGCGGAATATACAACTCCAACATCACCTACATCATCATTTACTACTACCGCAGGGTGGTATGTTTACACATTTGATGTGAAACGCACGTTTGGCGATGTTCAATTTAATGTTTGGGACAGAGGCACTGCACAGTTAGCTGTTAACATCCGTGTACCTACGGTTGGTAAGTGGTATACTTTTGCTGGTATCGGCTATTCGCCGGGTAGCCAAACAATGTATTTGGACTTTCAGGGTTTAAATCAGACTGCCACATGGCGTATGTCTGCGTGGCAGTGCTTACGTTTTGACACGCAAGAGCAAGCACAGGCGTATCTAGCTTCTTTTGCATATGCAGACAAAGAAGTGTCTGGATCGGTTGCAACCACAACTGGCGTTGCCCAAACAATTCTTACTTTGCCAACAGAAACATTAGGGACTTATATCGTTTCTGCTGGTTTGTCAGCTACCTCTCCGTCAAACTATAGCGCGGTGTCTATTATCAGCGTAGATGGCAATACACTGAGGGCAACCGCTTTGCAGACCGCAACACTTATGACTATTAGCGTCAGCGGACAAAACATTCAAATAACGCAAAGTTCAGGTGGGAATGCAACCGCCTATTATGCGGTAACCAAAACAGCTAGAATTTTGTAAAGGGTTTTAAACATGGCCGATAAAAAAATCTCTGCTTTAACTGGCGCGTCTACACCATTAGGCGGAACAGAAGTTCTTCCAATAGTTCAAAGCGGCGCTACAGTAAAAGTTTCTATAGCTAATTTAACCGCAGGGCGGGGCATCTCAGTATTGAGCGCAACCGTAGGTAAAAGTGTTGAAGGCTCCACAATAACTTGGGCAAACTCTGATGTAGCTAACGTAGCTTTTTATCAAGCTACAAACTACCCAAGTGCATTTATATATGGCCGCGTGCTTGACATTAATGCTGGATCGTCAAATTCTGGCGGCGGAAGCACTATTCGATTGTTGACTGCCGACGGAAACCTTGCTGGCTCTGAGTCGGTAGTAATAGATAAAAACGGTAAAGTTACTGTTTCACGAGATAACCTTGCAATCGGCACTGCTGGCAAAGGCATCGACTTCAGCGCGAACACGCACGCGGCAGGCATGACCAGCGAATTGCTGAATGACTATGAGGAAGGTGAAATTACCGATTACGGAATTTCATTTGATAATTTGTCTACGGGCATAACTTATGCGTCAGGCCGCAGGAACGGAAAATATACAAAAATTGGCCGCACTGTTTATTTTAATGGCCGCATTGAGTTGACCAGCAAAGGCAGCGCGACTGGTGTTGCTCGAATTACTGGATTGCCGTTTGCAAAAGACAGCACATACAACGGTGGAATCCAACTTTATTTCTACTACGGACTTTCTTTAGTAACAACGCAACCGTGGGCTATCATTGAAAATAGCGCAACGACTGCCGTTTTAAAAGTCCCCGGCGCTGGAGCGACTGTCAATTTGACGGATGCAAACTTCAACAATGATACTGAAATATTGTTCAACGGGTTCTATTTTGTTTAAGGTATTATCATGTCGCTAACAAAAGCAAGTTTCTCAATGATTTCTGGAGCGCCTGTTAGCGTTTTAGATTATGGGGCTGATCCGACAGGTGCAACAAACTCAACGGCTGCAATCCAAGCCGCTTGGAATAGCGTAAAAACGTCAAACGGCACGCTGTTTTTTCCTGCCGGGACTTACCGCTGTGACGGCGCTTTAGATTTTACAGTCGCCTATTCCTCGCAAAATCATTTCCACGCTGTAGTCGGCGATTGCGCCACGATAGACTTTTCCAATACGGCGTTGACAACTGGCAACATGATAACCTTTGGCTCTGGCCTCGGCTTGTTTGAGGAAAAGTCGCGGTTCTTCATGGAGGGGCTAAGTCTTATCGGCCCTTCACTTGGTACAATCAACCCAAGTGGTGTTCCACCACATACGCTGGTCGGCATCTTCTTTAACTACGCAATCAACATCACGTTGCGTAATATCACGGCGTTCAACTTTTATGTTGGTTACAAAGTAGACTTCTGCTTTCCGATTGTTGCAGAGGCTGTGCTGTCAGACAACTGCTACGTTGGCTTACAACTAGTTGGCGATGTGACTTGCTCATCTTGGGTAGGTTGCAGCTTTAAAGAGGGCCGATTTGGCGTTGTAATTCAACCGAAGGATGTATCCAAAGCCATTTACGGCCAAACATTCATTCGGCCTTTGCTAGAAGGTAATGACGTAGCCATGGTTATTGACCCGTTGAACGGGGCCAGCGCCGGCGTTTGGGACATTAACGTGATTGACCCGTATCTTGAAGCTGTAACGTATGACGGTTTTCGGATTGGCCGCGTTATCGACTACGACGACGCTACAAACGCAGGCGCAGACAGAACTCGCAACGTATACAACGTGCGTATTACAGGTGGAACATGGGATGGTGAATGGGGAACGCTTGGTCACGACCCCGTTCGTTTTCATGCTGCCGACACTTCAGATGCCCCTTCGGGATGCGTAATTGACATTCCTGTGCAGCTTTCAAATGCGTCAATCGGATACGCAAGAAAAACACAGCTTAATAACCGAATAGACCTTTTCCAAGGGACGGGCACGGTCATTCAAGATCAAACGCAATATAAAAGGCGCATGACAGAATTGAGTTTGGTAGACGGTGTTACTCAGCCCAACACCGAATTAGGTTGGGCGCAAATTTTTGTTGATGTGGCCGATGGTGATTTAAAAATCGTATTTGGCGATGGTACTGTCAAGACTATCGTTGTTGACACGTAACGATATTGCCGGACTGCAATAACCTAATGTCCAGCGGGATAGCTGGTCTGGAAACAGGAGAAAAAAATGGCTTTAGAGAAAAACGTAGTGGTCGATAAGATTGAAGTCCTTGAGAATGGCAATGTGCAAGTACGCACAAAGACCGCCATCCTCGAAGACGGCGAACAGATCAGCGGCACATTCCACCGTCACGTTGTCGCGCCCGGCGATGACTACAGCGCCGAAGATGCACGCGTGCAGGCTGTCTGCGCCGCAACGCACACTGCCGAAGTGGTAGCTGCGTATGCCGCAGAGCAAGCTAAACTAGCGCCGGTAGCACTGCCAGAAGCAGAAGTTTAACGATATTGCCAGACTGCATCAAATGATGTAGTCTGGCCTACAACCGTACTGATGCGGCTCATCAGGAACTCTTTAAGGGTTAAACATGGACGATAATGTTCCTATTGAAGCGGATGCCTCCGCGCCAGAACTCGAAGCCACGGCAGCAATCGAGCCTGTAGAAAACACGACGCCGGAAACGCCTGCTGAACAGGAAGCATCTAAGACCTTCTCACAAGAAGAATTGGACGCGATTGTTGGCAAGCGACTTGCGAGAGAACAACGCAAGTGGGAACGAGAGCAAGCACAGAAACTAGCTGAAGCCCAGTCTCGGCAACCGGCGCAAGCCCCAGCCGATTTGGTCCCTGAGCAGTTTGACACTTACGAAGATTATGCCGATGCCTTGGCAGAGCATAAAGCGGAAGTGTTGCTGGAACGGCGGGCAACCGCCAGAGAACAGCAGGCTATGCTTGAGCAGTACCATGACCGTGAAGAAACGGCGCGGGATAGATATGACGACTTCGACCAAGTCGCCTACAATCCTAACCTGCCTGTCACGGATTACATGGCACAAAGCATACAGTCTTCGGACGTTGGCCCTGACCTGCTTTATTGGTTAGGCACCAACCCCAAAGAAGCTGATCGCATTTCTCGCTTGAACCCGATCTTGCAAGCAAAGGAAATCGGAAAAATTGAGGCCGGATTGGCTTCTAATCCGCCGGTTAAGAAAACTTCAACCGCCCCGGCACCGATTGCTCCTGTCACTGCACGTTCTACTGGCACCAGCCAGTACGATACGACCGACCCTCGTTCGACTAAAACGATGAGTACGTCGGAATGGATCGAAGCAGAACGGCTACGGCAGATCAAGAAGTACGAGGCACAACGTAACCGTTAAATAGGGAATACCCCATGTCCAATAGCATTTTAACCATTGATATGATCACGCGGAAGGCTCTCGAAATCCTTGAGAACAACCTCGTGCTTACACGTAACGTAAACCGCCAGTACGACGACAGCTTTGCTGTTGAAGGCGCCAAGATCGGCTCAACTCTGCGTATCCGTCTTCCAGACCGTGCGCTTGTTACCGACGGTGCAGCCCTTCAGGTACAGGACGACAACGAGCAGTTCACAACGCTGACCGTTGCCAACCAGAAGCACATCGGCGTCAACTTCACGACTGCTGAATTGACCATGCAGTTGGATGATTTCGCAGAGCGCGTTCTCAAGCCACGTATCTCGCAGCTTGCTTCCAGCATCGACGCTGACGTTGCAAACGCGTTTGCAACCATCGGTAACTCGGTCGGCACGCCCGGCACTACGCCAGCTACTTCGGCTGTTCTTCTTGCTGCACAGCAGAAGCTGAACGAAAACGCTGCTGTGATGTCGCCACGTTATGCCACCGTCAACCCAGCCGCAAACGCTGGCTTGGTCGAAGGCATGAAGGGCTTGTTCAACCCAACCGACACTGTCAGCAAGCAGTTCAAGAACGGCATGATGGGTACTGGCGTACTTGGTTTCGAAGAAATCAATATGTCGCAGTCCATCAAGCAGTTCACCACTGGTTCGCGCGACGCAACCGGCGGCACGACTTCGGCTGCTGTCACCACTGAAGGTGCAACCACCATCGCCATCACTGGCGCTGGTAACGGCGACACCGTCAAAGCTGGCGACGTGTTCACTGTAGCTGACTGCTTTGCAGTTAACCCACAGACGCGTGAAAGCACAGGTTCGTTGTTCCAGTTCGTTGCGTTGGCTGATGTCACGCTCAACGGCTCTGGCGCAGGCAACATCACTGTTGCACCTGTCTACTCAGCCAGCCATGCGCTTGCCACTGTCAACACACTGCCCGGCAACAGCAAAGCTGTTGTGTTCGTCGGTGCAGCATCGTCGCAGTACGCGCAGAACCTCGTATACCACAAGGATGCCATCACCTTCGCAACCGCCGACCTTCTGCTCCCACAGGGCGTAGACATGGCATCGCGTCAGGTACACAACGGCATCTCGCTCCGCGTTGTTCGTCAGTACGACATCAACAACGACCGTATGCCTTGCCGTATTGACGTTCTGTATGGCTACAGCACGATCCGTCCGCAAATGGCCGTCCGGATGTGGGGCTAATTTAATCATGGCCTCCGGTTCGCCGGGGGCCATAACTTTTCAGGAGAATTATCATGGCATTACCAAATGGCGGTTCCGCCTATCAGGTTTCAGATGGCAACGTTGATGCAGCCAAGCTGCTCGGCGGCTCGATCCTTACTGCTTCATCGGGCGCAGGCATCTACTTCCTTACGACTGCAATCACTGCAAACAGCACGACGACCGACGCCCCTGCGGGTTCGATTGGCGTGACCACGAACGCAACAGGACTTGGCAAGATGTTCATTTCCGACGGCACTAAGTGGCAGTTCGCTGTAGTTGCTTAACCAATTTGGGCGGTCTTCGGGCCGCCCATTTTCAGGAGATCAATCATGCCTAATACTAAAGCAGTAGGCGTTGCTTACGCCGATCCTTCATTTGAAAGCGTAACTGTCAGCGGCGCGATTGTTGCAAACGGTGGCGTTATCGCTTCTACCATCCAGACTACTGGCGATATTGCCGCTGCCAACCTTAATGCTGGCGTCTATATCCTTAGCACTGCAATCACCGCTAACACGACAACCACTTCTGCCCCTGTTGGTTCGCTTGGTATCACAACCAATGCAACTGGCCGTGGCAAGCTGTTCTATGCAGACGGCACCAAGTGGCAGTTCATGGCGATCAGTTAATTAATCTGGGCGGCTTTCGGGCCGTCCATTTTACGGAGTTTTTATGGCTGTTATCTACCTTGTTCACGACGTCCACGGCGCAAAAGTTGCCATCTCTGAAGAAGAAGCGCGCTGCGATGAAGAGTATGGTTGGGAACGCTTTTACCCTGACGCCCCTGTAGTGGCGCCCGTTAACGAAATGTCGGCGGGCAGCAAACGCCGCCGCGCAACGCAGGAAGACTAACCAATGGAAACGGCTGGGGACATAATTAACGGTTCGCTTAGGCTTCTAGGCGTTCTGGCAGAAGGTGAAGTTCCATCGGCTGAAACGTCGCAAGACGCACTGCGCGCCATGAACCAGATGATTGATAGCTGGAACACTGAGCGCCTCGCGGTCTACGCAACGCAAGACCAAGTATTCATGTGGCCTGCCGGTCAGTTGTCGCGCACGCTTGGCCCTTCTGGCGACTTCATCGGCAACCGCCCTGTGCTGCTTGAGGACTCGACGTACTTCCGCGACCCCGGCACTGGCGTCAGCTACGGCATCAAATTTATTAACCAGCAGCAGTATAACGGTATCGCGGTCAAGACCGTGACGTCTACCTACCCGCAGGTTATTTTCGTCAACATGACGTTCCCCGACATCGAAATGTACATCTATCCGCGCCCTACGCGCGAACTGGAATGGCACTTCATTTCGGTCGAAGAACTGACCCAGCCTGCAACGCTGGCGACCACACTGCATTTCCCGCCCGGCTATCTGCGTGCGTTCCGTTACAACTTGGCGTGCGAGATGGCACCTGAGTTTGGCGTAGAGCCGTCACCGCAGGTATCGCGTCTGGCTATGGCATCGAAGCGCAACCTGAAGCGCATCAACAACCCTGACGACATCATGTCGATGCCATACAGCATCGTGGCGACGCGTCAGCGGTTTAACATCTTCGCGGGCAACTACTGATGAAGACGCCGATCCTTGGGTCGGCGTATGTCGCAAGAAGCGTCAACGCCGCAGACAACCGTATGGTCAACCTCTTTCCAGAGATCGTGCCGGAAGGCGGCAAAGAGCCTGCCTTTCTTCAGCGCGCGCCGGGGCTAACCCGTCTGGCTACGGTCGGCATCGGACCTATCCGCGGGCTGTGGACGTATGGCGACTACGGCTACGCCGTGTCTGGCCCAACGCTGTTTCAGATCGACAGCAACTGGAACGCGGTCGCCAAAGGCACTGTAGGCGGCACTGGCCCTGTCAGCATGGCCGACAACGGCACGCAGCTATTCATAGCCGCCAACCCGCAGGGCTACATCTACAACGCCAACACTGACGTGTTCCAGCAGATCACCGACCCTGACTTCCCCGGCGCGGGTACGGTTGGATACATCGACGGCTATTTTGTGTTCAACGAACCGAATAGCCAGAAGATTTGGGTGACGTCGCTGCTTGACGGCACCAGCGTTGACCCGCTGGAGTTTGCCAGCGCCGAAGGCAATCCTGACAATGTGGTTGCTATCTTTGTGGACCACCGCGAAGTCTGGGTGTTTGGTACCAACTCGACCGAAGTTTGGTACGACGCAGGGCTGCTCGACTTCCCGCTGACGCGTATCCAAGGCGCGTTTAACGAACTGGGCTGCGCGGCGCCGTACAGCGTCGCCAAGATGGACAACCAAGTCTACTGGCTGGGCAAGGACGCCCGCGGTCAAGGCATCGTCTACCGCGCTGCTGGCTACATCGGTCAGCGCGTGTCAACGCACGCTATCGAATGGCAGATGCAAGAGTACGCCGACATCTCGGACGCTACAGGCTACACATACCAGCAGGACGGCCACAGCTTCTACGTGCTGAACTTCCCTAGCGCCGACACGACATGGGTGTACGACGTCGCTACTGGCGCATGGCATGAGCGTGCGTCGTTTGTTAACGGCGAGTTTAACCGTCACCGCGCCAGCAGCCAAATGTTCTTCAACAGCACTACCGTTGTCGGCGACTACCAGAACGGCAAGATTTACGAGTTTGACCTGAACGTGTACGCTGACGACGGTCAACCGCAGAAATGGCTGCGGTCGTGGCGGGCGCTGCCGACAGGCGCTAACAACCTCGCCCGTACTATCCAGCACTCCATGCAGCTTGACTGCGAGACAGGCGTTGGTCTGAACAACGGCCAAGGCAGCAATCCGCAAGTGATGCTGCGTTGGTCCGACGATGGCGGTCACACATGGTCGAACGAACACTGGAAGTCGATGGGGCAGATTGGCCGGTCTGGCTACCGCACGATCTGGCGCCGCCTTGGTGCGACACTGAAGATACGCGACCGCGTCTACGAGGCGTCAGGGACTGATCCTGTACGCATCTACATCATGGGTGCTGAACTGCTGCTGTCAGGGACGCGGGCCTAATGGCGCTTTCACCGATTAACCCTACACAGTTAACGCCGCCGCGCGTCGATCTGATCGACCCGCGGTCAGGCGCTATCAGCCGTGAATGGTATCGGTTCTTTCTATCGCTGTTGACTGCGACGCAGACCAACCAAGATGAAATCGAGTTAGCGCCTGACGCTACATCGCTGATAGCGTCCTACGACGCTATGCTGGAGTCGCTGGCGCAGACCACAGAGAGCGCGCCTGACTGTTGCAGCGCGACGGCAGATGTAGACGCTAAGGTAAACAGCCTCGCGCAAGCTACCGCCAGCGCACCGCCTGCCGCGTCGGAAAGCGAAATCGCGGTCATTCAGACGCAGCTTCAGGCGCTGGCATTAGCGCCGCCACCAAAAGAATTTATCTCGCCGCGCTATGGCTCGTTCTACGACACGACCGATCAGACCGCCGCTGTCATTAACACGGCCTATGCCATGACGTTTAACGCCACCGATATAACTTACGGCGTCACACGCGGCACACCAACGTCGCGCATTTATGTTGACCGCTCTAACATCTACAACATACAATTTTCCGCGCAGTTTATTAACACTGGCGGCGGCGCTCACCGCGTTTGGGTGTGGCTACGCAAGAATGGCACCGACGTAACCAACAGCGCGACCGTCGTTCGTATTCAAGGAAACAACACTGAGGATGTCGCAGCGTGGAACTTTCTGCTACAGATGAACGCAGGCGATTATTTTGAGTTGATGTGGGAAGTAGACAACACCGGCGTGTCGCTGCACGCAGACCCTGCCACGGCTGTTCACCCAGCCGTCCCATCAATTATTTTGACCGTGACTGACAACGTGAGTTCCTTGGAGGTATAAATGGCCGTATCAATTAGTAA